TAGTTGGTGTGGTTCTCGGCATCTGCAGGTATCTTAACCAATACCTTGAGGCCATTGCCTGATGGAGAGATAAAGACTGAGTACACGTACTTGTTCTTTGTGAATGTCTCCTTGTCGTTGAGCAAATCCTTCTGACGCTCGTAGCCATCGAAGTCTAAACAGATTAGACCACTGTGCTCAGTGATCGCATCGTCAGATCGCTTGTTGAATGTTCCGCTAAAACATATTGCCGGAAGCAATTTCTTTAGCTCGTTTCTCTCGGGTTTTTTCTTCTCAGAACGTATCCGTTTTACGAGGTCCTTTGAAGCCCCTTCCTTAACTCTATCAAGAATTACACTAACATCTCTGAAGAACGGAGTAGAGGTTTCCTTGATATTTTGGAAGATTGTGACGTATTTTAACATAAGTGTGTCGTTTTAGTTGTCGATTTGAATGGTCAAAGTTATTGATTTTATTGGTATGTGTCGATTATGTCAGTTATTTTTTTCTTTTAGATTTAGAAAAAAAATAATATTATATATAATAAATATATATATATATAGGAAAGCCTTAATTTGACACAGCTACTTAAATGCATCTTTGAATAAGATGTAGAAGAAGGTTAGCACCACGACTAACTTGTAGATGGTATAAATCATAACAATACATTAAACATTATATATCCAACTGTTATTCCTGATAGGAAGCACAGTATCATTTCATATCTTCTATCCATACATCAATGTTGCTATGAGTGCTACAATGCAAATGATTGATATAACACCAAGGAGGATCATGGTGCTATACGCAGCTACTTCTTCTTTGCGGTCTTGTCTATTCAGTTTCATCTAGGTTTGATTTAATAGTTAGCATTAGTTTTATTTTTCTTTTGAGACTATCTCTCTTAGCCCTAAGCTTTTTTATGTCTTGGTTTATTAGATTTATCTCGGTTGATAGCTCTTTCATATGGTTTAAAATGTTTTGCTTAATCTTCATGCATAATATAAATTATATTTATTGTTGGTATTTTTTCTTAATGTGTTTTTGAGAGTAGAATATTTTATATTTAAAAAATCAGAAGCTTGCTTTATATTATCGTAAAATATACCATTAACAACATCTATAATTATCTTTGATTTTGAGTGCATAGACCCTCTTTTATTAATTAATTTCATTCTTTCTGAATGATGCTTCTTCCAATCATCACTTCTCTTTACTCCATACATGGGGTTTTTATCGCCTTTAAGAAACGATTTACCTTTGTTCCATGGTGTAGCTCCACTCATTGGATGTTTATTGTTCTTAAGCCAATTTCTGCTATTAATAGATATTGTCTTTTTTTGTTCATCTGATATAATTTTTCCTTTATGAGCTAATCCTATTTTGATTTTTGTTTCTGCATTCATACATTGGTAAACATCGTCACTTTTTGGTATACTACAATTGAGTCCATTTTCTGATATCACATCATACTCAATTCCAAATTTATTTTCATAGAACAATTTTTCAGACGCATCACATTCATATATTATTTCGAACAAGTGATTTTCCCAACCATACTTACTTATGGATCTACTTATTTTAATTTGACTCTTTACTCTATTGGTTTTGTATCTATAAATTCTATCTTTAATATTTATAGTAGAACCTATATATATTTTCCCGGATGGATTTGTTATTTTATATATGTAAGCTTTCATTTGTTTTTTATTTTTTTCATAGCTGCTTCACAATATAAAGCAAAATCTAAGGCTTCTTCCTGAGCCTCTCTTAACCAATCCTCTAGTTCATAATCGTCTCTATCGAGGGTTGTGTTGTACTTCTTGATACCAACTTTGCTGCGCTCGTAGAACTTTGTCATTACTGATAGGACAATTGTGTCCTCAAAACTCTGTGGTTCGGTGTCGTGTGTGATGTTCATAACCTTTAGGTGTTAAAAAAATAGTTTTCTGAGATTCAATTATTATGTCTTCGTGTTTTTCAATTGGTCTGTTGTAGTAATCATCCCATCTTTTGTTGTCTTCAATAGTCCAATGAATGTTGTAAATTACATTTACTACTGATATGCATATTGCAATTACTGATATGCAAACTGATACTATTTCTTCTTGGCTCATTCTTCTTCGTTTACGATTTCTAATTCACCGTCAAATGTGTAGCCCGTTAGCTTGAGCAATTTATCGAGGTGATAAACCAAATCATCGAGCGTTACATCTTCGTGTTCGAACTCATAGCTCGCTTTGTGTCCGTAGTGTGTGATTTCTATCTTCATCTTATTCTGATTTAAAGGTTTGGTTATGAAATTGGTCAAATGACTGCCATTTGTCTTTTAATTCGGCATCTATTGCATTATTCCAAGTAGTTTCCATTTGCTCGTGCTCCATTTCTTTGGCTTGTTCAATTAATTCGGGAGTGTATAAACTTATTCCTTGTTTATATAACTCATCTATCAACCATTCTACTGCTGTTTTCATTGTTCTTGTTGTTTAAAATTAAATAATTCGTTTTTTACTTCTTTCCAATATGTAAATCCCATTGGGTGAGGTGTGAAGTAATCACTTGATTTTGCAAAATCCCTATCATCAAAGTGCTTATCATCCTTTCTACTTTCAATAATCTCATTGACAACAAACATAGCAAGTCTTATTGCTTTCTTAATGTTTGAACCATCATTTAAGGCATCAACTAACTGAATTGATTTTTCTTGTGGTGTCATCATTATTTTTGTTTAATTTTTACAATATACCATACCATACTGCAACAACTAATGCAATATTAAATGCACATATTGCTGTTACTGTTAATAATATGCCTATTTTTTCAATGGTTTCTATTTTCATTGTTCTTGTTGTTTAGTTTCTACTCTGCTATATAAATCCTTGTTGGTCTAGTGGTTTCTACAACATAACCATCAGAGCCATTGTACCAATCAGTTACTTTATCAGTGTTTGGCTTTTCTTCACACTTAACTGCATAAAAGATTTGGCATCCTGCAATGACAATCTCTTTACCGTTTCCACCAACAACAGCATACCAATTAGCACTTTGTCTATTTGTTTTAATTCCCATGATGGACTCATCACCAAGAATCTTTACATCACCCCAAGCTGCTGAATATGTAACACCATCAGGAGCAACAAAGAATTTATCTGTTGTTATTAAATATTTACCTGTCATTAGTCTTGTTGTTTAAATTGTAAATATTTTTCAAAATATTTCATTGTTCTTGTTGCTTGTTTCAATAAATATCTTAAACATTGTTCTTCACTACCTTGAAAGATAATTGTTTGTTCATCTTCAATTACTACTTGGTATGTGTCATTAATTAAATGTATTATTTTCATTGTTCTTGTTGTTTAGTTTACATTTCGTGTTTAAATATGTGGCAATTTTTACCCCTTATCTTAACTTGTCTTGTAAGTCACAATTATACGTGGTTTTGTGACTTTTATGAATCTTTATTAAATCCATCCAATTGGGATGTCGTGGTCGTTATCTTCTCTCTCACTATCATCCTTCTTATCATTGTAGTCGGCAAAGATACCTACAATCACAATGATGTTCATGCCTATTGAACTGATAATCTCAGTTACATCGTCATACACATTCAATGATAGGTGCACATGACCGACCACCCAAAATGGGACAGCCAAGTTTTGGCTGACCCATATGAGTAGATATTTAGCGAACTTCATGGAATGCTAGAAAGGAAGGTCCCCGTCCTCATCTTCTTCAGTCTCAGGCTCAGGCTGTGGTGCAGGCTTTGCCTCAGTAGGCTGACCTTCGTCCTTCTTAGGCTCATAGGTGTCAAGCTCCACGTAAGGGTTTCCTGATCGTCCGATCATGATTGATAGGTTGATCCAACCATTGGCATTCTTGTTGGCATTGATGAAGTTGATGGCATCATCAACCTTTAGGCTTAAACGACCTACAACATACTCAGGTGCATCACCTGTTGGTTTTCTAAATGAGAATCCATCTGCGAATACTCTCTCTCTTTTTTCTGACATTTTACTTGGTTTTAGTTATTAAATAAAAAATTGTAAACAAATTGATTGCTATCAAAAATATAATCCCGGGGATAGCTGACCCTTTCTTATAGTGTGTCATTGATATAGTGATTACTGATGTCGTCCCATGCATCAGGTGCAAAGAAGCGATTGAATACCTCAACAGCTGCCTTTACCTTGCGCTCACCACTCTCAATGAATGATGCGCTTGGTGTAAAGATACCAAGCTGAGATGTAATCTTGTCAATCACATAGAACACTAATGGCTTGCCGAACAGCATCTGATAGATGTACGCTTGGCTGTCATAGTTGTAAGCATACGCTGAGTACCTGAACTTCTTGATGTCTGAGGTGGTCTTCAGGTCAATCAACATGTCATCACATAGGATGTCAGTCTTACCCTTCCACTCAACACCAAAGATATTAGTGATAGCCGGAACCTCATACTGATTGCCATCTTTATAGATAGCATCATAGAAATCAATGTTGGCCTTCATCGTAGATGCTAAAGCCTCAACAGTCTCAACCTCATTCTTAAGCAATGCGAAGTCAAGGTTGTGCTCCTTGCAATACTCCTTGTACAGATTAGTAGTGCGCGTACTTGCCTCAACCATATGAGCGACCTTAGCCTTGTCCGGCTCAGTGAGCAACTGATGGAAGTAGCGCCCCTCAGCAAATGACTTGTTGTCGGGGCGGCTCTTACCAAAGTCTTTAGGGTTACCCAACAGCGCTCCGATGTCAGAGTTGCTGAGGTAAGCCTTGCCCATTGGGCCGTAGTAGTTGTTGTCGTCTTTGAGTAACTCTAAAATGTCTGCACTCATTTTACTAATGTTTTAATAGCATTCAACTCCTTGTTGCTTAGCTGATACTTACGCTTGACCTGAGCGACAATCTTGTCGTAGCCAAGTGTTTTGTTGGCATCAATGTAAGCAGCAATCTTAGTCCAATTCTCATCACCGAACTTCAACCATGGTAGCTCAGCAGCAGGGGCAGCAGCCTTCTTAGGTGCAGGCTTAGCAGCAGGAGCAGGCTCGTTGGTCTCAGGTAAATCCTCACCGGCATAGATGTAAAGGCCAAGGCCGAACATCGCTAGGTTCTTAGTCAAGCAGCGCATGAGTGTCTTGTTGATGTCGAACATCGTAGCAGCATCGACAGTCTTCACACCATAGCGTGTAGTGTACTCATAGCTTTCTTTCTTCATCGCCTGATTAGCACCATCCATAACCGGTAGCCACATCTCAAGCGTTTGACCTTCAATGGTAACTGATGTCATCACCATATACCCAAGGTTCTCATCAAAGAAGTATGGCTTGTTGTTGTTAGGGTCACCTATCACATTGTATGTAGCACTAGGGTATACCTTCTTGACCTCAGCCCATGCCCATGCCCATGATAGGTAGGTGAGGTTACTCTTCTTCTCAACTTTGTCGTTGACGTTAATCGCATTGAGCGACTCAAATACTGATTTCTGCATTGTCTTTTAGTTTATAAATTACTACTCTATAGTCCGGATCTTCTTGAATCTTGACCCTCATGGACCGGATACCCGTGATGATCGTTGAATGGTTGGTGTCGTAGCCATTGTCTCGCATGAGCTTTTGAATAGTCGTAATTTGCATACGTCTATCAACACACATGTAGTACAACAACTGACGGGCATCAACCAATATTCCTGTTCGCTTCTTGCTGAACAATTCTTCTTTTTCAATGTCGAACAGCTTGCAAATGCTGTCAACATACTGATTAAATATGTCTGTCTTCATTTATATAATTAATTAATAATATCCATCCCAATAGTAGGAAGCCAACCCATACGGTAGATAGCAATCCATAAAACAAGTAGTCACCAAATCTCTCGCAACCACATAGCATCTTAAAGATTAACTTTCCTACAAGAACAGAACAGGCAATGTATGCCGATAGCAGAATAGCTACTATGATATCTTTCTTAGCCATAAACCAAGTCATTAAGTGCTAAGTACTGAAACACAGCGTCACTTGTAGTAGCATCGCCCTGCTCGTCAATCTCCTGCTGTAAGGCCCACATTGCACCCTCGTTAGCACAGCGCTCCAATCTTTCCTTGAAGGTCTCTTTGTCAATGACGCCAATTGGCTCA